GAAGCACGTCAATATGTCGCATTAGAACTTGCACGCGCTTGTGGCATCAGTGCTTATTTCGTATCTGCTGAAATGACTTCAATGACTTACAGCAATTCAATAAATGAACGCCGTGCGCTTGTAGATTTCACATTAAAACCAATTTTGGTAAGTATAGAAAAAAGACTTTCTATGCCGGACTTCGTGCCATCAACCACAACTGAACTCAGATTTGATTTGGACGATTTCTTGCGTGGAAACCCATTAGAACGCGCTCAAGTTTATGAAATCCTAAATCGCATCGGCGCGATGAGCGTTGAGCAAATACAAGAAGAGGAGGATCTAATTCGATGAAGATTAGTTTCCCAATTACGCTAACCGCAGCAGATAGCAATAAGCGAACCATCACTGGCAAAATTGTCAGTTGGGATGAGGTTGGAAATACCTCCGCTGGAGCAACAAAGTTCTCAAAAGATTCAATTGATTTCTCAAAATCAGTTAAATTGCTATTGGAACACGATCGAACCCGTCCAATAGGTAAATTACAAGAAATCACAGCAACAGATTCCGGTATCGAAGCATCTTTCAAATTGGCTAAAACATTTTCAGCCGATGATGCTTTAGAAGAAGCAGCAACAGGACTACGCGATGGATTTTCAGTCGGTGTTTCAGTTGATGCTTGGGAAAATCAAGAAGGTGTTTTAGTAGTTCAAGCAAGTCGCCTAATCGAGGTCAGTCTTGTGTCAGAACCAGCAATAGAGTCGGCTCGAGTTAGTGAAGTAGCCGCGTCAGAACAAATTTCCGAAGCAACCGCTTTGGAGGAAACAAATCAGGAGGCCAAAATGGCTGACATTCAGTCAGACGCTCCTGCCGCAACCGAAGCGGTAGAAGCACCAAAGGTCGAGGCAACAAAAGTGGAGTTCACAGCTCCAGTTGCTTACGCCAAACCTCGCGTTAATATGAACATTAGCGCAGGACAACATTTGAAGGCACAATATCTTGCAACTTTGGGTGATACCGATGCTCGCGATATTTGCGCAACAATTCAACACGCAACAACCAGCGAAAACGCTGGCGTTGTTCCAGTTCCATATCTAACAGAAGTTATCGGAGTAATTGATTCTCGCCGTCCGTTCATCGGAACTATTGGACGCCGTTCACTTCCTGCTGAAGGAACTAGTTTCAAAATCCCAACTTTGGGAACTCAAGCAACAGTGGCACAAACCGCTGAAGCAGTTGAAGTCGATTCGACCGACACTACAATCACAAGCACCACAGTAAATATCGTTAAGTTCGCGGGCGCAAATATCGTATCCGCAGAATTGCTAGAGCGTTCAGAGCCAGCATTCTTAGATCTATTAGTTGCAGAATTATCTGCATCATACGCACGCAAAACTGATGCTTACGCAATTGCACAAGCAAAATCCGGTGGAGCAACCTCCGCTGGCGCTGCTGGCAAAGGCTGGGTCGGTGGAATTGCAAAAGGTATTGGCGATTCAACCACAGTTATGACTTTTGCTCCAAATAACTTGATGATTGATCCAAATGAAATTGCATCTTTAATCGGTGCAGTTGATACTGCTGGACGTCCATTGTTTGCAGCATTACAACCACAAAACGCGGCTGGAAACGTTGCATTAGCAAACGGAATTTCCGGAAACGTAATGGGTCTTTCATTAGTAGTAGATCCAAATACAATCGATGGCGACATCAGCGTTTATCCATCAGGATTTGCTGATTTCTATGAGGCTGCTGGCGCACCAGTAACCCTACGCACCACAGCTATCAGCACAATGGAATTTGAAATTGGCGTTTATGGCTTCTGCGCATTCGCTAACAAATATCCAACTGCTTATCGCAAAGTAGAACTTAACTAAGTTCTTTTAGAAATGCCTAGCGTTGCTCCCGGCGTTAGGCATCCTTCTAGGGAGTAAGAAGAGAGGGCGATATGCCAACAATTATTACCGCAACTCAGTTGCGCAGTGTTTTAGGCGTATCGTCCGCTCTTTATGATGACACTTACTTAAATCAAATTATTAATACGGCAGAATCAGTCGTTTTGCCATTATTGACAACATATAAATCATTTATTCAGAAAACATCATTAACAGATAATGTCGCAACATTTACAACAGTCGGACAGCACGAATTTTCAGAAGGACAATCAGTTGTCATCGCATCCTGCGGATCACCATATAACGGAACTCGAACAGTGTTGGCAGATAATCTCACTTCTACAACATTCAGCGCATCCATCACTAACGCCGATATTATCCAGGCCAATGTCATTCCAAGTGGAACGGCCACTTTATCGAGCGCTTCAACTTACGTTGGAAATGCAGCAGTCGAGTCGGCAATCTACGCAGTCTCAGTAGAGGTTTTCCAATCCCGTCTATCTTCAGGCGGATCAATCGAGGGCGTCGATTTCAGTATCACTCCATACAAACTAGGACGCAGTTTATTTAATAAAGTTTCCGGCCTATTAGGTCAATATATGGACGTTGAAGGTATAGCGCAGTAATGCCAACAACTATCCTCTCGTCAATACGAACACCGCTGGCGACTGCTTTATCCTCAGTCGCAGGAAACGTTTATTCGTTCGTTCCTGAATCCGTCATACCTCCAGCGGTGGTCGTTGTTCCAGATTCGCCTTATATGGAATTACAGACAATTAATAAATCAACTTTGCACGTTAAATTAAATTACACAATTACAGTCTGCGTTGCATATAACAGCAATCCAGCAGCTCTCGACAATATCGAGCAATTAGTAATGAGCGTTTTGGCCGTAATCCCTAACGGATACGTTGTCGAACAGGTCGAAAGGCCAACAATTCAAACAGTAGGGCAATCGAATCTTTTAGTGGCCGACATTAGAGTTTCGACTTACTACACACAAGCATAAGGAGAACAAATGGCTACAACAGTCATCACAGGTCGAGATTTGAGCCTTACTATTGACTCAAAATCTTACGACGCGCAAGCATTGTCAGTTGCGCTTAATACCACTTTAACTCGCAATGTTTATGAAACATTAGACGGCAAAGTTTGGAAAACAACTGATTACGATGCAACAATGGATCTAACAGTTTTGGCAGACTGGGGTGCTTCAGCAGGTGGAGGCACTTATTCAATCTGCGAATTACTTTGGGATAAAGCAGCAACCGCACCGGATACAGCATTGGCTTATTCGTTTACAGCGGCAAGCGGAGCAGTATTTTCCGGAAACTTATATCCATCATTTCCTAATCCGAACGGATCAGGCGCAGATGCTCAAGAAGTGACATTCACTTTGCAATGCACTGCAAAACCAACTTTAACACTTAGTTAATAATCAACCGGGAGCAAAATGAAATTAAAACTAAATATCACATTCGATTCGGGGAGTGAACAGCAAGTAATTGCAAAACTTCCCGAATTCGCTAAATGGGAAAAAGAAACTGGTCACAAAACCAGCAAAGCAGCAGACGTTATTGGTTTATGGGATATGTTGTTTTTGGCATATCACGCAGCTAAAAGAGAAAGCGCTGGAAAGCCAATGAAAAATTTTGATGCTTGGTCAGATTCAGTTGAGTTAATTCGGGTGGTGTCAGATGACTCCCCAAAAGTTTTGAACCCGGAAGCGTAAATCGATTATTAATTGAAGTTGCAATTGCAACTCAAATACCGATGAGTGAATGGGTCGAAGCAGAACAAGTATTAACAGCAATTGAAATTCTAAAGGAGCGAAGTGGCGGACGGCGTTGAATATAGTCAATTTACGCAACGAGAACTTCGTCAATTGGCAAAACGTTTTAGTCTTATGGGCGAGGATGCAGTAGATGAAGCCAGAAAGACATCCAATGAGTTGGCTGCTATGGCGCTTGGCGAAATCAAGCAGACGGCGCGCACGCGCAAAGTTGCTGCAAAAGGCACGAACAGAATGGTCGATGGAGCGCGAGTTTCCAAAACCTCAAAGACAGGACAACTCAGTTTCGGCTTTGCTTCTCAACGTTTCAGTGGTGGAGCAACCACACAAATGCTTTGGCCGGGCTTGGAATTTGGAAGCAACAAACTTAAACAGTTCCCAAGTTATTCAGGTCGATTTGGTCGCGGATCAAGAGGATGGGTTATTTATCCAACCCTTCGCGAGATTCAACCTAAATTGACCGAAGAATGGGTTTCAGCAATGGATAAAGTTGTAAAGGAGTGGCCAAATGGCTAGAGACTGGCGCACGCTTAAATTAGAGATACTTGCTGAAACAAAACAGTTCGCCGATGGAATGAACAAAAGCGAAAAACAGGTTGAATCGCTTGGCGGACAAATAGCAGATTTTGGTAAAAAAGCAGCACTGGCATTTGCAGCCGTTGGCGCTGCCGTTGGTGCATTTGCTTATGCAGCAGTCAAAGCAGCAGCAGAAGATGAAGCAGCACAAAAGAAATTAGAAGATACAATCCGCGCAACCACAAATGCCACAGATGACCAGGTAAGAAGTGTTCAGCGTTATATTGATACGACTTCAATTGCTATTGGTGTCACAGATGACGAATTACGTCCAGCGTTTGAAAGATTAATTAGATCTACTAATAACGTCAGCGAAGCGCAAAAATTACTCAATCTTGCATTAGATTTAAGTGCAGCAACTCAAAAGCCATTGGAAGAAGTTTCAAATGCTTTGGCCAGGGCATACGATGGCAACTTTACAGCTCTAAGCCGTTTAGGAACTGGCATTGATGGAGGCATATTGAAAACTAAAGATTTTAATAAGGTTTATGACAATTTAGCAACAACCTTTGGCAACTTTGCAGAAAAACAAGCGGAGACAACTAAGGTCAAATTTGATCGTATTCGTATAGCCGTTGATGAAGCAAAAGAGTCTATTGGCGCTGCTTTATTGCCAGCTGTTCAACAATTATCTGATTTTATATTAACAAGCGTAGTTCCAGCCATTGATTCGTTTGTGGGTGGATTAACTCAGTCCGGTGACCAATCTAAATTTGCCAGTGAAGGTGCTTACAATTTTGGCGAACAAGTTAGAGGCATAATTAAATTCTTAGTTGATGCAAAAGATGAATTAGTAAAAATTGGTGAAATTATTGCCATTGTATTCGTTGCTTCTAAAGTTTATTCATTTGTCGTTGCGTTAGAAAAAGTAATTGCAACACTAGGAGCATTAAGAGCTGCTGCTGCGGCTGCTGGAGTTGCTACCGCTTTTGCGACCGGTGGAACTAGCGTTGTTGCTGCTGGCGCTGCGTTTGCGGCTGCTGGATTAACAGCATATGGATTAGGACAATTAGGTGGTGGCGCTGCACCTGCTCCAACAGTTCCAACAGTTCCAAGTGCAGGTTATATTGCTGATAAATATATGACGCCACAAACAAACATAACTATTAACGGCGCAATAGATCCTGAAGGCACAGCGAGACAAGTTGCTAAATATGTCAATGGATCATCCGCCAGAGTCAGTGCAGTATTGGCTGGAACTAGCGTTAAGGGCGATTAATGACGGCATTCACGCCCGATTTCAAACTAATTATTGATGGCACTGAATATTCAAATAGCACGCTAGCCACAATCTCACACCAATCTGGTCGAGATGATATTTATTCTCAACCTCGGGCAAGTTATGTTCGTGTCGAACTCGTTGCGTTAAATAACGAAAACTATGACATACAAATAAACGATGGTTTAACACTACAAGTCAAAGATTCATCAAATACTTATGTCAATTTATTCGGTGGCAACATAAGCGATATTTCAGTTCAAGTAGAACGTTCCGGCGCTAATGCGATAACCATTCTTTATTCCATTATCGCAGTTGGTTCACTGGCTAAATTAAACAAAATTGTTTATAACGATACTTTGGCGCAAGATTATGACGGCGACCAAATTTATGAATTACTTAAGTTCTATTTGCTTAATAGTTGGAACGAAGTTAGTGCCGCTCAATCTTGGAACACTTATGACGCGACTACGACTTGGGCAAATGCTGAAAATATAGGTTTAGGTGCAATAGATCGTCCTGGTCAATACGAAATGGAAAACCGGTCAGCCAATCCAGATATTACTTTGACCATTGCTTCTCTTATTGCCAATTCAGCATTCGGTTTGCTTTATGAAGATGCAAACGGAAATATCGGTTATGCCGATGCTGCTCATCGTCAAAACGATTTGGCCGCCAATGGATATACAACAATCTCGGCAAACACAGCTCTATTTTCAGGACTGGCAAATACCAGCAAAATGTCAGATATACGTAATTCGGTGGTTATTAATTACGGCAATAATTTCGGCAGTCAAAAAACAGCCGAAAATACTGCATCGATAGCAACTTATGGCTATAAGGCTGAAAGTATTAATTCAGTTATACACGCAGCGGCAGATGCTCAGGAAATTGCTAATCGATATATTGATCTCAGGGCTTATCCACGTTA